ACCGTATCAACCTTGGTTGCATACGGAGAAACTTGAAAGCACGAAGTTGGGATCATGGGACTTTACCTATACAAACGGTTTAGTCCATATTGATGGGCAACGTGGATACTACGGGATGAACTATGAAATAGACGAAGGGGAATTACTCCCTGCCGTCGACTTTACTAGTTTGTTACAAGAGTCCGTTTCCCGCGCTTATGCGCAGGGTTACGATGCTCTTACCGCAATATCTGAGTTCCATAAAGTGGTAGCCATGTTTAAGAGGTTTGTCCCAAATCTTGCACGCGTAATGCGTGAAATTTATAAGGGCAAACTCAACGGCGACGACGTAGCGTCCCTCTGGTTAGAGGGCCGTTACGGTTGGCGGACGTTGATCTTTGACATGCGTGATATTCAAAACACGATCGAGAACTTTGACGCCGAAAGGCGTTTTTACAGTGAACGAACGGGGTCAAGTTACTCCGACTCAGGCACGCAGACTACTATAGTCTACAGCTCGGGTGGATTAACTTGTACGGAAGATATAACAACTTCCGTGGACTATTCTTACCGGGGAGCATGCTCTTTAGAGCTCTCTCCAGCGAAGTATAGTTTCAATCCGTTTGTTACTGCCTACGAACTTATGACCTTGAGCTTTGTGCTCGATTGGTTTTATGACGTAGGTCGGTCTCTGTCTGCCTACTCCGCGAACGTAATCGCAGCTAATGTAACAGCTGCGGTTGGTAAACGGATTACGATTACTCGTAATTGTAGTCAGTCTTGGAGTTATGGGACTGGTATAGAGTCAGGCGGAACTTCTTCCGCCGTGACTGCTAAATCAAGTCTCATAACTACTTCTCGTGTTCCTACCGAGGTAGATTATTCACCACAATGGCAATTTCAGCTTAACCCATTCAAGTTTTTAGACTTGCTTGCGTTATTCCAAAAATTGCTAAAATAGGAGAAAAATCATGGCCGTTATGACCATAACCCTCAGCGAGTACGCCGATAATGGCAACTCTCGCACTTTCGCGAAATCTGGACATTCTTTTGAAACGTCCCGGTTAGTCGTGCAATCTCGCAAGCAACCTCTCGGAAACATTACTGTCGGTACCACTGACACTAATGTTAAGTTCACAACTGTGAACTCCGATGGGGATCTGCTTGCGGCTCTTATCAACCTCGGCGTAAGCTCGCGCATTCCGCGCGATGCAGTCGAGGCTGATGTGGACGAAGCTATTACTCTCTTACGAGATTTCGTAGCTGCGGACGAGTTTCCTGCAATGGTTAAAGCAGGCACTTACATCGATCAAGTATAGACTATGTCTACGCTTTTTGGATGGTTTACCTGGACATGGAAACTACTGCTAGCAATAGCAGCTGTTTCCTGGATCGTGAAGACGTTTGCCTTTGTGGCGAACGTTATCACGGTCTGTAGCGTCTTTTTTAAGACTGCCACATCCCAGGGTGCCTCGTTCCTCTTGCAAGCGACGTATGTCGTTTGCTTTATAGGAACAGCTTTGATCGGCATCAGCGTATCCATAGTGCTTGCACTATCTGGATACCTTTTGCCGGCAGGTTTCGTCGTGGGGATAGCGCTTTTAGTATTGGCGCTACTCCATTCCTTCGAGCCGGGTTCGTAAGAACTCGTCTCCCTGGGGGGGCTCTCGCCCTATCCAGGATCAATGACTAAAGAGAGGTAATCAATATGACTACCAGTGTTTCTTTCGACATTTGTCGGAGTTACTTGCACGATTACGCTGTTGACATTCCTAACGTTACCCAAATTCTGGGCTATGTTAGGAGCCGAGAAGTCGGCCAACTGTCAACAGTAACACGCTTTTGGAATCCCGATTATCATGGGATTCGAGAGTTCAGATGTCTCCGTCAGGTCGAGGCCTTCTTTAAGAAGAACGAGACCTTTGGAGGCGATCACTGCCGCGAACAAGCGAAACTTTCGTTTGCCGCGTCAGAGGAAGTTTGTCGCAAGACAAACCTTCGGCTAGACGTCTTTTATACACATCCTGATATGTTTGGGCCCGACCTTAATCGGTCGGTCCGTCGCATGCAGGGGTATATAAATAAGACGCTAGGTGATTTCTCTGAATTTTTGGACGAAGTTCCGTCCCTTTTACGTGTTACACCGGGTGCGACCTCCTCCAGAAGTCTACGTAGATCTCTTCCCCACTTAAAGGTGGGCAAGCGAAATATCGTATGTACTTATGGAGCTAGGCAATATATATCCCTTGCTGCCGAATACTTCGGCTATGGCAAGGTGACGTTTAAGCCTACATTGAGCAATCGCATTACGTTTGTACCTAAGAGCTGGAAAACAGATAGAACAATCGCCTGCGAACCGGACGGCAACGTGCCGTTCCAATTAGCATTTGATTCGTTCGTCAAGAGTCGACTCCGCAGACGCGGAATAGACCTGTCTGACCAGCTCCGAAATAAGAGCATGGCGCAAGAAGGATCATATGACGGCGAATTCGGTAAACCGAATTATGCCACCGTAGATCTTTCAGCCGCCTCGGACACAGTTGCTTTTAATACCGTTGGTCTTTTGTTTCCAGACCAATGGTATAAGTTCCTGTGTGATTTTAGATCATCTCGTTATAAACTTGATGACGAAGTCAAAGCGTACCATAAGTTCTCCAGTATGGGGAACGGTACGACATTTCCGATCGAAACTCTTATCTTCGCTTCCGCTTGCCACGCCGTCGGCGCCAAAGACTATTCAGTCTACGGTGACGACATCATTATAGAGAGTCATCTCTATGATGAGTTGGTTTACCTCCTATCGTTCTTCGGATTTTCCGTGAACGAAGAGAAGTCCTTTCACACAGGCCCCTTTCGGGAATCGTGTGGTGGGGACTTCTATAAAGGAATTGACGTTACACCCTTTTACATAAGAACAGAGGATCGCCGGAAGGCGACCCTGAGTCATATAGTAAACGGCGTGACGTCATTAGGTTATCCTGGTAGCAAGTTATGGAATACATGTAAAATGCTCGTCCGTAAGGACGATCTACCGTTAGTGCCGTTTAACTTAAGCAGCACTTCGGGTGTGTGGGTTGATCCCTCGACCAGTTGGTCAGGGCCCAATACACGCTATCATGTAACACTTCAGCGCGCGGAATTCCGCGCATACTGCTGTAAGGCAGGTACTGAAGTTGTAAGTGATAACAGAACTTTGTTTCTCTGGTTCCTCTCCGGAACCGGGAAAACAAAGACGATGGGCTATTTTAAAGCCCCTCGCGTACGCGATCTATCCTTGAGTTCCTTACGGAATTCTAAGAAGACCTCGTATTTCTCGTTACCACCTACTCCCATTGGAAGTAGAGTGTCCACTAAGTCGCATAAATATGTGCGAAAGTGGGTTGCTTGGATCCTTCCAAGCACAGGCGTACCGGTCCACCTTTACGGGTGGTCCGACTTCATATCCTCAAAGTGATGATATGATTACGTGGGCATGAAGCCCAGTCGAGATGCTAAG